GAATATACATCAGTGTCCTCAGGAACGATAGGTGGTAATATTGTTAGAGGAACAAATCCACAGACATATCCAGTGGGAACAAAAGTATTTAAGTATGAACTAAATGGAATTTCTTTAAGGAGAATTAATAAAACACACGATTTAAATGATGTGTCTATTGAAAATCCAATTGATTATGATTCGTATCATATAAAAATAGATACTTCTAATAATGGAATTGATAGAACGGTTGGAACAAGTTTCCCTGTTCTTTATCCAAATCAAACAAAGTCTCTTGGTGGGTATAATATCAATGCTACCCAAAATATACCATTTGAGGTCATAACTCCAATGGTTCAAAATCTAACAGTAAGAGGAACTACATTAACAGCACAATTAAGAACTATAACTTCATCAAGTATTAGTGGATCCGAAATTCCATTTATTCCAACTGAGTTTGAATCTGTAACCATTAATTCTCCAAATTATTTAAATTCACCAAGAATGATAGCTTCGAAAGTTAATGAAACTGATAAGCTAAGTACATTAATTGGCAATAAATCTATGAATCTTAGATTAACACTAGGAACTGCCGACACAAAACTTTCTCCCGTTATAGATACTCAAAGAATAAGTGCAATTTTAACATCAAACAGAGTAAACAATGTCATTACAGATTATGCAAATGATTCTAGAGTAAATACAATTGAGGATGATCCATCCGCTTTCCAATATATTTCTAAAGAAATTACTTTGGAAAATTCAGCTTCTTCCCTAAAGATAATATTAAATGCAGCAATTAATTTGTACTCTGATATTCGCGCTTTTTATGCCATAGGGGATAATCCAAACTTTGTTCCTATATTTACTCCATTCCCCGGATATAATAATTTAGATTATAGAGGTCAGGTTATTAATTTTGAAGATAGTAATGGATTGCCAGATACTTTTGTATCTAAATCAAACTCTCTTGGATTTAATTCAAATGAAGTTGAATATAAAGAAATTACATTTACTGCTGACCAATTGCCTGCTTTCAGATCATTTAGAATTAAATTAGTATTTTCTTCCACAAATCAAGTTTATGTTCCAAGAGCAAAAGAACTTCGCGTAATAGCTTTAGCATAAAATGTCTTATTTAAAGGTAGAAGGATATTCTAATCTTCTTAGAGATCCTAAAACAAATTCAATTATCAATAATAATACAACTGAATATCAGCAATATCTTATAAAAAGGGATATTAAAAGTGAGAAGGAACAAAAAGTGCAAGACTTAGAAAAAGATCTTGCTGCCTTAAAAGAAGACATAAATGAAATTAAATTTTTATTAAGAGGATTAATCAATGAATCCAGATGATATACAACTTGAAAATTTAACTAAAAGTTTTGAATACTTTAAAGTTTCCACAGAAATTGATAATTTGACAGATTTAGATCAAATTCGTAACATTGCAAAATGTTATTATAAGTTATATTTAAAGCAACAAGAAGTTGTCTCCCAACTCAATCTATAAATATTTTTAAAGAGTAGAAATAAATGGCGCAACCATCTACTAGACAGGAATTAATAGACTACTGCAAAAGAAAACTGGGGGCGCCAGTTTTGGAGATTAATGTTGCTGATGAGCAAATTGAAGACTTAGTGGATGATGCCGTTCAATTCTTCCAAGAAAGACATTTCGACGGAGTATATCCAACTTTTTATAAGTATAAAGTAACCCCAGAAGATATTGATCGCGGGAGAGCAAGGGGTCTAAGTACAAATAGCAATGCAGGTATTGTTACTACAACTGTCAATACAAATATAGTAGGAACTGCAGTAACATTTTCATACTTTGAAAATAGTAATTATCTCCAAGTACCACCAAATATTATTGGCATAAACAAGATTTTCACTTTTGATGGCGCAAATACAATTACTCATAATATGTTTAGTGTTAAATATCAGTTATTCTTGAATGATATTTACTATTGGGGAAGTACAGAACTTTTAAGTTATGCAATGGTTAAAACTTACTTAGAAGATTTGGATTTTCTCCTGAATACACAGAAACAAATTCGTTTCAATAAAAGGCAAGACAGATTATATTTGGATATTGACTGGGGATCTGTTACTGATAAGCAATATTTTATTATTGACTGCTATTCAACTCTTGATCCAAATGACTATTCAAGAGTTTGGAATGACTCATTTATAAAACCATATCTAACTTCCCTCATAAAAAAACAATGGGGACAAAATATGATGAAATTTACTGGAGTTAAATTGCCAGGTGGAGTGGAATTAAATGGAAGGCAAATGTACGATGATGCCCAGAGAGAAATTGATCTCTTAATGGAAAAAATGTCCAGTACTTATGAACTTCCACCTCTCGATATGATTGGATAAGATATGCTTAATCCATTTTTTCTCCAAGGTTCTAAAACAGAACAAAGTCTAATACAGGATTTAATTAACGAACAACTTCGAATGTATGGGGTTGAAGTTTATTATCTACCAAGAAAGTATATTACAGAAAAAACTGTAATAAAAGAATTAATAGAGTCGGAATTCACAAATGCATATCCCATCGAGGCATATGTTAATAATTTTGAGGGATATAATGATAATCCCACAATTTTATCTAAATTTGGAATTCAAGCATTGAATGAGATAACATTAACTATTTCTAGAGAAAGATTTGAAACTTATATATCCCCACTAATAAATAATCAACCAAATATAAGATTATCAACAAGACCAAAAGAAGGGGATTTAGTATATTTTCCTTTAGGTGATCGTTTATTTGAAATTAAATATGTTGAGCACGAAAAACCATTCTACCAATTACAAGGAAATTATACTTACGAATTAAGATGCGAACTCTTCAGATATGAAGATGAGATCATAGACACTGGAATAGAAGATATTGATGACAATATCAGCGGAAGTCAAGGTGCAGATAAAGTTCCTGTTGGAGTCATTCAAAAACTTATTATGGTTGGGGTAGGTGTTACCGCAACTGCAGTAACTGGAATTGTAAATGGAGGAATTAGATTTATTACGGTTACAAATCGTGGTGGTGGATATACCAGCACTCCAACAGTTGGAATTTCATCTTCCCCTTCAAGTGGAGGAACAGCATCTGCTATCGCCAAGATGATTGGTGGTATTGTTGTTTGCAACGATAATACAAGTCCATCCGCAAAATCAGTACAAAGTGTTGAGATTGTTAACCCCGGGTTTGGTTATACAGCAACTCCTGGAGTAAGATTTATCGGCGGCGGAGGAAAGGGAGCAACAGCCACTGCAACTATTGGAGACGGTATTATTGGAATAATTACTGTTACTAACTCTGGTTCTGGATATGTAAACCCACCAACAATCACTTTTAGTGGAATCTCTACAGTTTCTGCTGCAGCAACTGCAGTAGTTTCTGCTGCAGGTTCTATTACCTCTATTCGCATAACAAACGCCGGAGTTGGATACACTCAACCACCAACTATTACTATCGGAAATCCATCTCTTGTTTCTACTGGAAGTTTTATATTTAATGAAGTAGTAACAGGATCTCAAAGTGGTGTTACTGCGAGAGTAAGATCTTGGAATTCCACTACTAATATTTTGGAAGTTTCGCAAGTAAATGGAGAATTCATACCTGGAGAAAATATTGTAGGAACTGCTTCAAGTGCATCTCACTATTTAAGAAGAATTGATATCTTTTCTGCTAAAGATGGTTTTGCAAATAATGAAGAGATAGAGGTAGAAGCAGATAAGGTTATAGACTTTAGTGAAACCAATCCTTTTGGAATGCCATAAATATAACTTATTATGATTAAATTATCATAAAGGGAAGATAAAAAATGTTTGAGTATTTTTATCACGAAATTTTAAGAAGGACCGTAATTGCTTTTGGTTCATTATTTAATGAAATCACCATCAAACATAAGAACAATGATGGAGTTGTTAAAAGTGTGCTTAAAGTTCCTCTTGCATACGGTCCTACACAAAAATTTCTTGCAAGATTAGAACAATCTCCCGATCTGAATAAACCAATTCAGATCACACTACCCAGAATGTCCTTTGAGTTTACTGGTTTAACATATGACCCAACAAGAAAGGCAACAACTACTCAAACATTTACTGCAAAGTCTGTAACTGACGGTAAGGAAACGAAGAAAGTATATCTTCCAGTTCCATATAATATGCAGTTTGAACTTAGTATTATGTGCAAATTAAATGATGATGCTTTGCAGATAGTTGAACAAATCTTACCCTATTTTCAACCAGCATATACAATGACAGTTGAGTTGGTTGATGAAATTAACGAAAAGAGAGACATTCCTGTTGTTCTTGAGAACATTACTATGCAGGATGACTATGAGGGAAATTTTACTACAAGAAGGGTTTTAATTTACACTCTAAGATTTACTGCAAAAACTTACCTGTTTGGTCCTGTTGCTTCTGCTACAAAGGATATTATCAAAAAGACTACTATCAGTTATGTTGCTGGAGATACTACAAATACACCAACAAGAGAAATCGTTTATTCAGCAGAACCAAGAGCGATTCAAAATTATACTGGTATTGTTGTAACCAATTTAACAAAAGATATTACAACAGACGATATTCTAATACAAGTAAATGATGCAAGTTCAATATTACCAAATACTTACTTGGATATTGAGGGTGAAGAAGTTTATGTAAAACTTGTTTCTGGAAATATTCTTACTGTAGAAAGAGGTAGAGATAACACAACAATAACATCACATTTATCTGGAGCACAAGTAAAATCGATTACTGCTGCGGATAATTTACTAATTGAAGACGGAGATGATTTTGGATTTAGTGGTTCTACAATTTGAATGATATGAAAATGACAAAAAAGTTTGACGATTTAAACCAAACATTCAATGTAGATTCGGAGATAGTTCCTGTCGATAATAAAACCCCCACTGAAGCGATAGAAAAAATTGCTTCAACTGTTGATGATATTAAAAAAGATTATGATTATACGAGAGGTAATTTATATTCTCTCATTGAAAAGGGGCAGGAAGCAATTAACGGAATTCTTGAACTTGCACAAGAAAGTGAAATGCCCCGGGCATATGAAGTTGCAGGACAACTCATTAAAAATGTTGCGGATGCAACTGACAAATTAATGGATCTTCAAAAGAAACTTAAGGATATTGAAGAAGAAAAAGTAGGAAAGGGACCAACAACTGTCAACAATGCACTTTTTGTTGGTTCTACCGCAGAATTGGCAAAACTTTTAAAGCAGCAAGCACAAAATGAAAACATTTAAACAGTTTCAAGAAGATTGGACTAATAAATATAAAAAGAGTATTGATTGCTCAAATCCAAAAGGATTCTCTCAACGTGCTCATTGTGCGGGGAGAAGAAAAAGAGCAAAAGGTGAGCAGACTAAATCAAAACCAGTTGAGTAATGCCCAAGATCAAGTCACATAAAACAGTTGAGCAAATTGCAAGGAAGCATCGTCTTGATGTTTCTTTCATACAAAAGCAACTTGATATGGGAGAACCTATTGAGCACGAGCATACTCAAGACCACGAACTTGCAAGAGATATTGCCCTTCAACATCTTGATGAAATTCCAGATTATTATACCCGCTTGAAAAAAATGGAAGCAGATGCTAAAAAGCATCATAAAAAATTTAAAGATGTGAAAGAAGGCAATTTGCATAAATGGTTTCAAAGTAAATCTAAAGATGGAAAACCAGGTTGGGTAAATGTTGTTACTGGTGGAACTTGTGCAAGTGATGAACCAGGAGAAGGAGTTCCCAAATGCGTTTCTTCTGAAAAAAGAGCAAGTATGACCCCAGCAGAAAGACGTGCCGCTGCAAGAAGAAAAAAAGCAGCAGATCCTGCTCAACAACAAAAAACAGGTGCAGCAAAACCAACTTACGTTCCTACCGACGAACCAAAAAAGAAAATGAAAGAAGAAATGGACTTACAAGAAGTAAAAGACAAAAAAGGAAAGGGAAGTGGTAAGAAAGACGCCTGTTATCATAAAGTAAAGTCACGTTATGATGTTTGGCCAAGTGCATATGCATCTGGAGCACTTGTCAAATGCCGTAGAGTTGGCGCTGATAATTGGGGAACTAAATCGGAGGAAACTACGCACGAAGAGGAAAGATATTGCCCATTATGTGATAAAAGAGAAACAAGATCCCAATGTTCTTATGGAGAAAAAGCCTGGGATAAAGTTTCAGTTAAAGATGAAGAGTATTCAATGGCACGTTCCGAACTCTCCACAATTGAAGATGCGGTCAAGAGATTAAAAAATAAAGTCGGAAAAGGCGAAGGAAATCTTGAAGCGTGGGTACAATCAAAAATTACCAAAGCAGCGGATTATATCTATACTGCA